CAACTATTTACAACAAAGGATAATAAAATGACAACTTATGTAACAAAGACTATCAGCAGTAACACAGGTGCTGATCAATTTAGCGCAACTACTTTCCTAAGTGGAGATTTTAGTTTTTCTATATCAGGAGCTATCGGAGGGTCAGGTATTGTGACTGTACAACGTAGTACAGACGGTGGTGCTACTTTTCACGATGTAGACACTTTTACAGCTATTGGAGAGCATGTGGGTTTTGAGCCGACACCTTCAACAGCTTATCGTGTTGGTATAAAAAACGGACAATATGCTTCTGGAACTACAGTCTTGCAATTAAGTGGGCCTATTTCTCCTGCAAGAACCTAAATGAATGAAGCCCTTTATCTTTTTGTTTTTAGTTATTAGTTTTTCAGTATTTTCTCAGGAAAACGAAGAACCAATGGGCGATACGGACAGCCAGAATACGCAAGACGGCTCGCTCAACACAAACACCGTAGGATCAGTAGTTAGTAGTAATAACAACAGCAAGGATGAGTCAGTCAGTAACACGTACAATGGGGCAGGGTCTAGCTCATCTATGCCAGTAGGCTCTGCTATTGCCCCTTCCTATATGTCTAACGGTATGGAAACGTGTTTACAAGGAGCGGGCCGTAGTATTCAAACAGGGCTTATTGGCTATACCGATGGTTCTTATGAAGCTGACGTTGACTGTAACCGTAGACGGGATGCCAAGCTGTTAAGTGACCTTGGGATGAAGGTGGCCGCGATTAGCCGTCTTTGTCAAGGCTCTGTAGAAACATTCAGAGCAATGATGCTATCGGCTACACCTTGTCCAGTTATTGCTAGTGGCAAACTGATAGTAGGGAAACGGGCTTTTCTTTTGATGAAGACTCAGCCTACTTTTTACATCCCAGACTATGGGGAAGTAAGAATGTTAAAACATGCAGTATTTACAAGACGACCAAAGTTTCCAAGATACACAGACGCACAAAAATGGTACAATCAAATACTAGGAATAGGGACAGAGGATGCAAATGAAAAACAAGATGAAAGTATTATTGAGTCTGTTTCTGACCAGTTCCGTAGTTCACTCAAGTGAGCTTGATGATCTTATAGCAACCAGTAGTGCCATTGTTGACCAAATAAACAAAGGTATTATGTTTGTCGGTGGCGCACACCAAGCGGCTCAGACAGGCATGGGTATTTCTTCTGGTCAGCTTTCAGGTAACTACTACATCTCTGACGAACAAGTATCTGCGTATAACTATGCACTTACAGGCATGGTCAATTATATGCCTTATGGTTCAGCAGAAGATTACTTGAACGAGCAAGCGCAAAGTGAACTTGACGCAATGGAAGATGCTATTGAAGATTTTACTGCTGTCGTTGTTGACATGCTTGAGGTACAGGAAGTAGCAGAAAGAGCAGAAGCCGCTGAAACTCCTGATGACCAAGCGGAAGTCCAAGAATACATAGCGCAGAATGATATGTCTGTTAGTCAAGAGGATGCTGACACCTACAATCAGAGCCTTGACGATATTGAAAACCACGCCAATGCCGCAGGAGCTTTCTTGGCAGTGGCGGGAAATTCCGAAGCTGTCTCATTTTTGAATCAAGGAGCAATGGACAATAACACTCGCGTTGAAGCTAACGCCTTGACTTATAGCTCATCTAACCAAGCTGTTGAGTTAGCGTGGGCATCCAGTAACACAGTGAGTAGTATTTACCTTAATGGTCAAGGTGATTACGGATTGGACATCTACGCTTCAGAAACAACTATTTTAAACACAGGCTATGAAAGTCAGTTTTACAATACTGGCCCTACCGCATTAGGTTACAACTGTTTTGTGTATCAAGTTGATTGCGACGAGAGCGATGAAACGTGAGTCTTGCTGAAACTGAACTAAAGATTGGCGGTCAATCCTTTAAAGGTGTATACATTGCAATTTTGTTTAGTCTTGCAACAACTTTGGGCGGTGGTGTGTGGACAGCTAGTAGTCTTTATAGTCGCTTAGAGTCCGTAGAGTCGCGTTACATTCCGAACATTACTCCAATGGAAGAACAAATCGTAGGTGACAAGCAAGAGCTTTTAAGCGAGATTGAGCTAATTAAGCAACAACTATTGGATAATGACGTAAGCCAGTTACAGGCTAAATTAGCCGCATTAGGAGTCAATTTAGCTACCATTATAACTCAACAAGAAAAGCTTCTTTTGATTGATGACAATGTTGATGACCTTGAAAAAGATATTGAGTCTATGAAAGGCACTGTAACTAAAGCTGAGTTAATTACAGAAAAAGTAAGCGAGTTTGAAGCAAAGGTAACTACAATGAAGCGAGAAGTAGAGGACTTATGGTCTGCAATGGACTACCTTTCTAACCCACTTAAGTAAACAATACAAGGACAGTACAATGATTGAAGAGACTAAGGAAGTCATAGACGTTGCCGCGGCATCAACAGCGGTACTAACAATAGGCGCATGGCTACCTCCGATTGCTTCTGTGTTTACTATTATTTGGTTAGGCTTACGCATTTATGAAAGCGATACCGTTCAACAACTATTAGGTAAGAAATAATTATGACTATTCTTTTAACTAAAGCAAAAACCTCTACTGGTGCGCCTAATGCAGGTAACCTTACAATAGGTAACGGCTCCACTACTTTTGGTGCTGAACTTGCTGTAAATACTGCTGACAAAAAACTGTACTCAAAAAATAGCTCTAATGCTGTAGTTGAGATTGCAGGAGCATTACATGCGTATCCTGTAGGTGCGGTTTATATTTCCGTTGTTGCTACGTCCCCTGCTACTTTATTTGGCGGTAATTGGGATGTCTTTGGAGCAGGTAGGGCACTTGTAAGTTTAGATTCTAGTGATACTGACTTTGATACAGTGGAAGAACAAAGAGGTACTAAGACGCACACACTAGACATAACAGAGATTCCTAGTCACACACACGCTATCAATGGGATAGAGAACCAATCAGGGACAGGGAGTGACGGTGGCGGCAATAGTGCTTCTAGCTACCCCACAGTCAATACCAACGCTACTGGTGGCGGTCAAGCGCACAATAACATACAGCCTTCCATTGTTGTATACATGTGGAAAAGGATACCCGATTAATGTCTATTATTACTTCCTTGATTGCTCCTGTTTCAGGATTGCTTGACAAGTTTATTGAAGACAAAGATCAGAAGAATGCTTTAGCCCACGAAATAAGCACAATGGCAGAGCGTCACGCGCAAGAGCTTGCTAAGGGTCAGTTGGAAGTAAACAAGGTAGAAGCGTCACACAAGAGTTTGTTTGTTAGCGGATGGCGACCTGCTATAGGTTGGATTTGCGGATTTGCTTTAATGTATTCTACAATCTTAGCACCAATATTAGGTATTTGGTTTACTGTCCCGCCTGTAGATAGCTCACTTCTTACAAGTGTACTTATGGGCATGTTAGGACTAGGCGCAATGAGAACTGTAGAAAAAACAAAATCAGTAGCGAGGGACAAGTAATGAAAATAACAATGCAAGGGCACACACTCTAATGACTTACTTACAACTTGTACAGAGCGTACTAAGACGGTTAAGGGAAGATGATACAATTCAGTCTGTGTCGGACAACAGCTATTCCAAGTTAATAGGAGAGTTTGTAAATGATTCTAAAAGGATTGTAGAGGACTCTTGGGATTGGGCGGCTTTACGAACTACCTTTACTATTGAAACAACAGCTAATACTTTTAGTTATCAGCTTATTGGTTCCGATATAAGTCTTAAAACTCTTGATGTTATTAATGACACATCTAATTGTTTTTTAAAGCCTGTAACATCACACTGGATGAACAATGCTTTTTTAAACAACACTCCTGCTTACGGCTCTCCTGCTTACTATTCTTGGAATGGTTTTAATGATGCAGGGGAAGCAATTATTGATCTTTACCCTATTCCAGACAAAGAATATGTCATACGTGTAAACGCTGTAGATAAAAAAGCAACACTGACTGAAGATGCGGCTGTTTTATATGTCCCTTCTAATCCTGTCATTCACTACGCAGTAGCTTTAGCTTCAAGAGAGCGAGGGGAAACAGGCGGTACATCCTCTGCGGAACTCTTTGCTATTGCTGATCAAACATTAGGTGATATGATTGCTTTTGACGTAGCTCGTCACCCAGAGGAAACTGTTTGGAGGCCCGTATAGTGGCTCAACAATTACAGAACATAACAATTAATGCACCTGCGTTTGGCGGTATTAATACTCAGGATTCCCCTGTGAATCTTGACCCTAGTTATGCATCTATTGCAACTAATTGTGTTATTGATAAGCTAGGGCGCGTAGGAGCTAGGAAAGGCTCAGTGTTGTTGTCCACAGCTACAAACACTGCAGGGGCTTCAGCAGTAGGCACAAACACTGTAAAAGTAGAAACAGTCTTTGAGTCCTTAGATAAAAGTGGTGACAAAGTTGTTTTCTCAGCAGGTAACAATAAGATATTTAGTGGGATAGGTACATTAACTAACATAACCCCCGCAACTTACACTATAAGTGCTAATAAGTGGAAGGTTGTCAACTTTAATGACCATGTTTATTTTTACCAAAGAGGACATGAACCTTTAGTTTATACAGACTCTGCTTCTCAAGGGCTTGTGAAACTAACAGTAGTCGATGGATATGTTGCTCCTAATGTTGGAGGGTCAGACATAGCACCTTTCCAAGCTAATGAAGTATTGGCGGCTTATGGTCGTTTATGGATAGCTGACATTACAGGGGATAAACATACAATATATTGGTCTGATACCCTTAATGGTAACGCTTGGAACGGTGGTACTTCAGGTGCTATTGATTTAACAACTGTATGGCCCACTGGTCACGACGAAGTTGTAGCACTTGCGGCACACAACGGGTTTCTTATTGTTTTTGGTAAGACATCCATTGTTGTGTACTCTGGTGCGTCCTCACCAACAACTATGGTTTTACATGATACTGTGGAAGGTGTGGGTTGTGTTGCTAGAGACTCCGTACAACACACAGGTACTGACATTGTATTCTTATCTGACTCAGGTGTACGTAGCTTTGGTAGAGTCATACAGGAAAAGTCTATGCCTATGCGTGACATAAGCAAAAACGTCAGGAATGACTTAATCCGTCATGTTAATGAGGAAAGAGTAATAGACCCTACTTTAGCCCTCATTAAGTCTGTTTATAGCCCAGAGGAAGCTTTTTATCTTTTAACTCTGCCTAATAACAATATAACATATTGCTTCGATATGCGGCAAGCGTTACCTGACGGAGCACACAGGGTTACAACGTGGTCAACCCCTATCGCTTTGTGTTACACAAGAACACAGGACGGTGAGATATACATGGGAAGACAGGGGGGTATATATGAGTACAAAGGCTTTACGGATAGGCTGTGTACTCTTGTAGGTTCAACACAAACTTACTCAACATCTTCTTATCAATTATCATACTTTAGCAACCCTTTAGATTTTGGTAATTCATCAAATATTAAGTTCCTTAAGAAATTTAAAATGACAATTATTGGTGATGCCGCGGCACAGTCCGTTTTGAATTGGGGATATGATTATTCAGATAATTATTACAAACAAACTTTTACATCTACAAGAACAAACCCTAACACAGCTTTTTATAATATTGCAGAGTATGGGATTTCTAGTGTAAACACTCCTGAAGGAGCTACAGCAGACTTTACAACAAAATTAGTAGACCCTTCTAATCCTAGCGGCTCTACTGTTTCTGCAACTGAATCGTCTTTTGAATACACAGCAGGTACTCAAACTCAAGTTCCTAATGTACATGGGTCAGGACACGGCACTGTTGTTACTGTAGGTTTAGAGTCTACAATTAGCGGAACAGAATTTTCCATACAAAAAATTGACATAAACGTATTATTAGGGAGACTTATTTAATGAGCAATTATACAAAAACTACGGACTTTGCGGCTAAGGATTCTTTACCTTCTGGTAATGCGGCAAAGGTTGTAAAAGGGTCGGAAATAAACGATGAGTTTAACGATATTGTTACCGCTGTTGCAACTAAAGCAAATTTAGCAGGGCCTACATTCACAGGGACAGTTACTGTTCCAACACTATCAGCCGCTAATATTGCGGGTACGTTAGCAGGAACAATTAGCGGAGGGAGTTACTAATGGGTTTTTTATCGGACTTGTTAAAATCAGGTCAAGAATATAAAAGTGCAAAAAGACGAATTGGGCGTATGGAGGATTTTAGAGGTGACATGCTAGAGCGTGGCACTGCTGTAGGTCAGCAAGGTTATGACCAGTCTCAGTTTGTTCCTTTTGGTGTCACCTCTAGCTTAGGTGGAGTACAAGGCACTGCTGAAGGTGGTTATGACATGAATTTGTCTGAAGACCAACAGGCCATACAAGACCGTCTGTTTGGCATGTCAGGTAGTTTCCTAGATGAGATGGGTGGTGATCCTTTTGAGAGACAACAGGCTTTATATGAGCAAATAAGAGGACTACAAAGGCCCAACGAAGAACGTCAACGCCTTGAGTTAGAGAATCGTCTAAGAGGCCAAGGTAGACTAGGCTTAATGACTTCTCAGTATGGCGGTAGTCCAGAGGGATATGAACTATCGCTGGCTCAAGGGCGAGCACGTAATGAAGCGGCTTATCAAGCTTATGGACAGTCTCAGGAAGACAGACAGCAAGCTTATGGTTTAGCCAGTGGTCTTCTGGGTCTAGGTTACAAGCCACAGCAGGAGCTAACTAAGCTAGTTCAAACAGCTACTCCTCTAGCAGGGTTTGCACAAAGTGGCAGAGAAACTGGTGCAGGTTTAAATGTTAAGTCAATGTTACAAACTTTGTTTGACGAGCAATCAGGTTATGGAAGAAGTGGTTTAGAGATTATGGGTCTTCAAGCAGATAAAGATGATGCTAGAAGTGGTTTCTGGAATAATCTACTTGGTACTATAACTGGCGGTAGTGGCGGCAGTGGTGATGTTGCTCAGGCAATGGCAACAGTCTACGGAGGAGGAGGTTAAGATGGCATATCAAGATTTAGTAGGCTTATTAACAGGAACCCCTACGCAACCAATTCGACCTGTATCTTCAGACCCTTATCAACGACTAGCGCAAAGAAGTAGAGAAGGTGTAGAAACTATAGCTTCTGGCGGTAGGGCCGTAGGTAAGATGTTTGGGAAGCTAGGGGGCTTTGAAGTTGCCCCTACACCTGAGGAAGCACTGAAAGCAGAGTTGTCAGGTTTAGACTTCAACAAGCTAGAAGACAAAAAGAAACTGGTTGGTATTTTGTCGCGTTTTGATCCTATAAGAGGGATGCAGATGGCTGATAAGATTAAGGCTGAAGAATCCGCTATGGCTGACAAACAAGAGCTTGAGGATGAAGAGGCGGCTGATAGGATTTCTTTTTCTGAATACATTAGAAACAAGTTTCCTGCTCAACCTGCTTTAACACAGCTTGCAGAGTCTGGTCAATTAAACGCTTCTAACTTTAAAGACTTTTTAAATGATCCTAAGAGTAGTGATTTTCTTAAAGGAACTACATTTACTGTTGAAGATGAAGAAGGCAACGGGTTTACAATGACTCCTTCTTTTAGTAAACAAACAGGGAAAATTGAAAATACATACTCTCCAATAGGAACTGGTCCTGATAAACCTGTCGGTAAAACAAGAGTAACAGGGGGTGAGTTTTCTTTATCTCCTGAAGACGAGACAGCTAGAAGGGTTAGTCAGAAAGGCGCAGAAACAAGAGAAAAGACTTATGGGGACCTTAAAGTAATGGCGCAAGACTCTATACCTACTTTGAGGGCTTCTCAAGCTGATCTAAACAAAGCTGCGGAATTATTAAATTCTATAGAAACAGGTGGACCAATAAACATAGCGGCTACTGGTTTAGAAGGTTTTTTTGGTGTCAAGAGTGCAGACAAAGGTCAGTTAGAAATTATACTTGGTTTAAACATGATGACAGCTTTAAGGCCTTTGTTTGGTGGTCTTATCTCTGATCAGGAATCAGGTCGTCTTAAAGCAATATACGCGGGAATGTCAAAAGGAAACCTAGCAAACGCAGGAATCTTAAGACAGCTTAAAAAGAAAGTTGATGATACTCTTTTTAAAGCAGGTTTATATCAAAAGACAAAAACTTCAGAAGAGTTCAATACGCTCCTTAAACAAATGTATCCTGAAGATACTAAGCCTAAAAACGAAAAAGTAACATTTGATATGTTGAAAGAAAGAGCGGGGAAATAATGAGTAAACTTTATGATGTTGATCTCCCTAACGGTGAAACCGTTTATAACGTACCTGTAGGTACAAGCTATGAAGTAGTTCAAGACCTAGCAATTTCTGGCGGCTTGGCTACTATTGAAGACTTTGCTCCAAAACCGACTCCTGCAGAAGAAGACGCGCCTTGGTATCAGGACGTAGGTAATTTCCTTAAGAAAAACATGGAAATACCTTTAGGTCTTGGGGGCAGTCTTGCAGGAGCCGCGGCAGGTAGCCCTTTAGGCCCCCCAGGAATGGTAGCGGGGGGTATCATAGGTGGTTCAGTAGGGTCAGGAGCAGGGTCTTTAACGTCTGATGTTTTGGAAGGTAAAGAACTAGACTTTCAATCTGCTGTTAAAGAATCTTTAATATCCGCAGGGTTTGACGTAGCAACTCTTACTTTAGGTAAGGTTTTAAAACCTGCGTATCTGTCAGCCAAAGCCGCCTTGGGTTATACACCAAAGGAAGTAGCTCAACAAATAATGAAGGAAGGTGCGGAGACAGGTTCAACTGAGTCTTTAAAAGCTACACAAAAGATTTTAGAGGAGGGAGGAGCTAGTTTAACACGGTATCAAACAGGACAAGCATCTAGTCTTGCTGTCTTTGCTGAAAAACTAGGAGATGCAGGTCTTTTATCAGGCAGGGAAGCGACAGGTAATGCGGCCAAAGTAAACCAAGCGACACAGTCAGCTTTAAATGACATAGCTAATGCTGTTGACTTAAGAACTGGTGCGTCCCCTGCTGAGCTAGGGGAAGCAATGTTTGACATCATATCTGCGGGTCGTTCAGCTCTTACCGATTCTTATGGTGACGGTTTAGATTCTATTGGCTCAAGAGTTGTAAACAAGACCGTAAACACTGGTGGTATTAAAAAACAATTAGAGTTATTCTTAAAAAATAATTCTGAAACGACATCAGAGTTAGTTGACGGTAAACTAATGTCTAAAACTGTTTCTATGCTTGATGATGCTACTGTAGCATATATTAAAAAAGAACTAGCAGGAACTTTAGAATACGGAAATATGTCAGCACAGGCTTTAATTCGTGTTGATAAAATGATGTCAGCACAAATGCGTCAGTTTGGAACTAAAGGAACGAATAACTATAATACAGTGGCTGATACAGAGCTTATAAAATTACAAGGTATCTTAAAAGAATCTTTTATCAATACTCTAAAACAAGCTGACCCTAAAGTAGCAAAGGAATATGCGGTACTGAAGAATTCCTATAAAGAAGGACTGTCTGGTTTACTTCCTGTATTAAATAAAAATACAGTAATGAGGGCAGAAATTGGGGACTATGAAGCTTTAGGCAAACTTCTGACTAAGCAAACTAACAGTAGCAAAGTTCAAGGCTTTATGAACAGTATAGATGAAGCTTATAAACAGATAGGTAAAAGAGAAGGCTTGCCCTCAGAAATAGCCTATGGTACAGCTAAGGAAGCAAAACAAGTTATTAGACAGTCTTTCTTAAAGGATTTAATTCCTAAGTTGGATTCTCCTGATTTTGATGTTTCTGATTACCGTAAACTGGCTTCTCAGTTTAGTAAGCCAGATGCAGACAAAAGATTAAAAGTTATTATGGGTGAGGATTACGGAAGAGTTAAACAGCTATTTAATTTGTTTTCTGAAGCCAGTAAAAAACCAGAGGGGAACTTTGGTACTTTATTCCTAAGAGGAAAAGAGTTCTCCGCTATTCAAGGACTACCTTCTGCTGTTGGTGCGGGCCTAGGTGCGGCCGCGGCAGGTACAACAGGAGCTATTCTTGGTGCGGCTATAGCCCCGTCTGTAATCTTAACTGTACCTATATTCCTAGCTAAAGCCGCCTCTAATCCTAAAGCTGTCAATAAGTTACTTGCTTTTGAAAAGATGACTTTCAAGTCCCCTGAGGCTATGGAAAAGTTTGCAAGCTTTATTATTAGTGACACAATGGATGCTTTGTCTGATGAGGAACAAGCTGAAATCCGTAACTACTTTAGACAATAGAATAAGGATTAAAATGACCACACCTAATAGTCAAAGTCAATATATTGCTCAATATATGTTATCTTTACCTCCTGAGGAAAGACAGGAGTTTGCTAAGGAATTAGCCTATAATCAGCTTTCTTTTGCTCCTGTGGCTGGTGAAGCTATCTCAGCTAAGGAATCTAAAGAGTACTTTGAGCAAGGTAGAACAGGCATGGGGATGTTGTCTGCCGCAGGTGCTATCCCGTTTGCAGGTGCGCCTATAAGAGGCGCTAAAGGTCTTTTAACAAGCGCAGGGAACTTAGTTAACAGAGTAGTACAAAACGTCCCTACACATATTGAGGAGTTTTATCGAAACCCTATAAAAGGGGGAATAAACTTTTTTAAAGAATATGGTAAGGCTGTAGCTCCTGCCATTAAAGAAAGTATTGATCCTTCGGCTGTCGCACAGAGGAGAGTTCTTGGAATTTCTGATAGAAAGATAGATGATTGGGCCAGTGATGTCGGCAAAGACGCAGACCTTACAGCAATCTCAATATCTCGTCAGCTTCCTAACACTGAAAATACTTTACTAGAAAACAGTATTGTCGCTTTAAAATATTTAGATTCCAGAATACCTAAAGAAGACACGGCTAGATTAGCTACAGGAATTGGTAACGGTTTTAGAACCACAGGGGAAATTCCTGAGTCTATAGTCAACAGGGCTTTAAGACATTTGACTGAAGGCCCACACATAAAGAACCCAAAAACTAGCTATGAGTATCAAATAAAAGACCCTTCATCAGGGAAAAACATAGGCTACTTAGAAACTACTGGTGTAGCTAAAGCAGGTTCTTCAGCGGTAAGGGCAATGAGGGGAAAATCCACAGATACCTATTTAGAACTAGTAAACAACCTCCGTAAAAGTACAAGGGGAAAACCCAAAGCTAAATTAGATTCCCAAGGAATGGTTGAATATTTACAGATAGCATCTACTTTGGACGGTAATGCTTTTCAAGCTATGAAAAAACTAGGAGCAGGAGATCAGCCCAGTGTAATGTTAGATACGTTACTAAGGGCCAGAGCAAAGCAAAACGCAGGACGTAATCTTGGTAAAGGGGAGAAAAAAGTTCTTGATTCTTTTAATAACTTGTTGGACACTAAAGTAATAAAGATGGGGAGAGTTACTGATGAAGCAGGTAACGTGGTTAGCAATAGAAACCTGACGGAAATTAAACAACCTGAGGGTTACTTAGTAACACAACAGTCTTATTCTTCAAGACAGCAAGAACTAGGAGGGGTGAATTCTTTTTTAGTGGTTGATCCCAACAAAGAAAAGATGTACACAATGCTGAGTGACGGTCACGACATGTTTGGTCTAAACCCTGTTGGTGGTACTGGTTTAATTACAGTGTCTCCTATTATAGAGTCCTCATATAGAACAGGGTCTAAGTATAATAACAAACAAATAAAAACTTCCGCAACCAAAAGAAAAACAAACAAAGCAATAAAAAACACAGAGCAACAAACAGGCATTAAAAAAGAAAAAAACGAAACAAACGAAAACTATACAAAAAGAGCCTTCAGGCTTTCCAAACCTCCAGTTACTGAAGCCGACAAAGCTAGAGCAACCGCGGCTAAAAGAAAACTACAAGGAACAGCAGGGGGTGCAGGGTTACTAGCGACAGCGGGAGTTGTCTCCTCGCTAGAAGGAGAAGAAGAGTAACAAAAAGCCCCTTAGGTTTCCCTAGGGGGCTTTTGTATACTACAGTATACATTGTAAACTATAAGAAACAATACGCTACACTATTTCACATGAACCACCCACACAGGCTAACTCTTGACTGCCTGTTGTATTATCCTCTTGTTCAAAGTTAACAAGGTCCTCCCAATCTACACCTTTTGGCATCTCTGCTAGTAGCTTATTGTAATCTTCAGCACTGATGTCTTCATAAGGAGCTTGCTGATAAACATGATCACTCACTGGCAACAAACTAATACCACTACAGATATCAAAGTTATCCCATATCCACTGAGCAACCTGCAGGAATTCATCATCTGTATAATAAACAGTGATGCTTGGCTTATGCTCACACCAATGGTTCTGGTAAGCTTTCCATAGAGCTAACTGTTGCATAGCCCCAACTTGCTTGACGGTTGTACTGGCCTTAGGTGCTTTCACAGGGAAGCTAAACACAGAGGAACTGGGTGACATAACATCTTGTTCTACTGGGAATCCTTGATCTTCCATAAAGACTGCAAGTGGATCTTTTTTGTCTGAGCGTACTCTTCTGACATAGTACTTAGAAAAACGAGGGTGAATACCAGAGGCACTATCAACAAGCTGAGATACAGTACCGCTTGGCTTAACGCATGTAATAGCCACAGACTGATTAATGCCAAGCTTCTCAGCCCACTTCTTGTTTGTTTTAACAGCCACATCTTTTAGTTCCTCCAACCATTGCTCTGTCTTATCTGTTGCTGATCCAATAACAGGATGATCCATAATTCCTGTCATGCTGAGTCCTAGCAACGCCTCTTCTTCCGTGTTACGCTTCCATACATTACGCAGGTATCTAAAGTCAGTCAAGGTTGCCTGTAGTGTGCCTATCATAGCCGCTACTTCTACCTTAGCCTTAAGAGTACTAAGTGTATCGTCAGCACGTACAACTACCTCACTAAGGTTGCAAAACTGGTTAGATCGTAAAATGATCTCCGAACATGGATTTGTCCCGAAGTCCTGCTCTGCATCCCTACGTCCATTACGTGCGGCAATCTTCTGTGCCGCTACACGGCTAAAGATACCACGCTCACCTGCTTTAGACTCGTACATGGTCTGCATTTCTGACAGGAACGATTGGAAGTCAGGCTTCTCTGTGTACGCTACGCTGTTGTTAGCCAATGCACGTTGTCCTTCATTCCTCCACCAATCACCAGACTTAGCCTTAGCCATACGCTGATCTGATAGGTTAGACAGGCTAATCAATGCTGAACGTCTAACACCACCTACAACGACAATATCAGCAATCTTACATACGATGTCATGGCACTCAATAGATGTTAGCTTGCGACCTTTAGCTTTCTGGAATACTTCAATACAGAAGTTAAACAAGTCTATTAAAGGCTCTGGGCCTGACGCACGACCACCAAAGGTCTTAAGTCTCTCACCTGATCCCCTAACTCTGCTTACGTCCCACTGGGGTATCTTACCTGCGTACAGCATAGCAATCAACTCACGGAATGCGGAAGCCCAACCAATCTTGCTGTCTGACACTACAATGAGGCTGTCAGTTTTGTGGAATGACTCAGCAATCTCAGGTAGCTTGTTGATAAAGTTTCGCTCAACACTAAAGCCTACACCTGTGCCACACATAAGCACGTACATAAGCTCGTCAAAGGAACGTGGAGAGTCTATGTGCAAGTAGCTACAGTTAAACCCTGCTACGTTGTCTTTGTCTAAGGCTACCCCTGCTGTCATCATACAGCGCATGGACGGCATAACTTCTAGGTTGTATATAGCGTCATATAGCTTTCTGGCTGTTGGATCGTCTATCTGACTACGCGACACCCAAAATTCGACATACCTATTAACTGTCTCGCCCCACGACTCTCTACGCCCTGCCTCTGGCATCCAACGTGCGTAACGGCTCTTGTGTATAAACTGTTGATACTGATCCATCATTTGTTCTCCTCTTCTATCTTCTCTGTAAGCTTGTTTAAATACCACTGTGCTTTCCGTAAGTCCTCTCCCCTCTTACCCTTGTAGTCATAACGCCAAAGGTACTTCATACAGTTGCCCTTGAGATAGCCCATAAAAGCTCCTGAGGACATGGACTCTTCAATGGCTTCTATACACTCAATGTTTCCTACGTTGTAGTGTATAGGTCTGTTGATCACATCCGCTCCCCAATCAAGGTCTTGAGTACAACTTTCCTTTAATATCATCTTGTGAGCCTCTTCCATCGCCATGTCCGTATAAGGCTTTAATGTTACACTATCATTAGGGTCTATCGCAGGATGTTCTTTACGTACTTTATCCCAGTCTTCTGGTGTTGCGTCATTAATGCTCATCAGTCGTATCCTCTGTAAACTTATCTCTGTTAATGATTAGCTTGTCTTCAAAAGCTTCTAAAATATTTTCTGGAGTAATGTCTAAAACTTCGCAAAGCAATAACACATCGTACTCTCTAACAATCTCCTCTTTAAGTTCTTCAAGTGTTAGTGACATTTTTATTCCTTATATACTTCAGTAACTCTTTAGTTGTCTTCACAGTGAAGTGTGCTAAACCTTCCTTGTCACACCACTGCCCCATTGTCATTTTACTACCTTTCCTTACTTTTTTGTTAGGGTCTGACAACACAAAAACTAATTCCCAGTCTCCAATGGTGTCTCTAATGGATGTGTACTTCTGTGTGTCCCCTACTCTAAAGTAACCCTTAGCCTCAATCAGTATCTTCTTGTCTTCATGTACAAAGTCTGGTAGATAATTCTTACGTATGATATAAGGAAGCTTGTAAGGCTCATACTTAAACTCTTTATTAAGTTGATCATAAAGAGCGGACTCAAGTCCCGATCTAAAAACCTTCTTCATCTAAGATTAACTCCTGTACGTTAGGTTCCTTAACTACCTTACATAAAAACTTTGGAGCGTATGAATAGTTGAATACTCTTAAGTCTGGGTAGCAGTGCTTTTTGAACTGGCAATACGAACAACCAATAGCCAGTTTTAAGTTTCCTGACTTGCCATCTGGTAAAGGAGTGTAGCACACCTCTATCGGTTCTGGCTGTTCTACTAGCTTTTTTACGTGACGTATTCTCTCAGTAATATCTTGAGACAACACATCGTATACTCTAGCATTCTTATCGTCCAGATCATACTTGAGGTAGGTTAAATGCCCGTTAGCTTTGTCCATCGCTAGCCATCCAAACTTACGATCACCACAGGAATGAGCATAGGCTTTGATCTGGTCAATGTAGCCAAAAGGATCGTCAAAGGCCAGTGTTCCGTCCTTAAACTTCTTAAACCCAAAACTACTGGCAGACTTAACATCAGTCACAACACCGTCAATTTTGCAGTCCATGTGTCCCACCACGCCCTCTACCTTGCATACTTTCTGCTCGTCGGTGACTGAGTGTCCTGCCATGCGCGTGAGGAACAGCAACATCTCTTCAATCAAGTGACCATACATAAACTTGACATAAGTATGAGGTTCTATCGTTTCTCCCTCAGTGCCATTGAAATGGTTCCAAAGGTACTTATCGGTACGTCCAATGTTTGAAAGGCGTAGCTTACGACTGTCTTTACGCTTCTCTCTGCCAAACTCAGTACGCATGAGAGCCTTAACACCCTCACCGAACTTCTCAATTTCAGCCTCAACATCCACGGACGGATCAGCGTCCTTACTGACCATCATTTTGTAGATGTCCGAAACTACGTTGTCAGTTGTTTTAGTATTCATGTATCACTTCCAATATTAGTTCGTTAGCTACAGCATGTGGTATTCTAAACCACTCGTTAATGTTGTCACATTCCTTGGCTAGTCTTGCGTGTGCCGCTGATTCCCCTGCTCTCCTGTCGTTTACTTCATAAGAGTACAATAAACTATAATCTCTAAACGGTGAGGACGTTTGATAATTCTTAAGCCTATCCTGTGAGTCTACAGCCATGCCTACCTTTACCCACTCAGGCCACGCTTTGTTAGTAATTATATAAACCTCACCCTCTGCGCTGTCCTTGTAGTTTTCCAAGGAACTAAAGGCCGCTTCCTCAAACCCTTTGTATCTTCCTGCTTTGTACAGGGGGTGACTCTTCTTAACTTCCTTACCGTTTACCCACATACGTTTGGCATCGCGAGCCTTAACAGCGTCTGGATTATCTTTGTAATACCAAGGCTTATTAGTTTTAGGATTAATGCGTGTCTGCCCAACTATTTCCAACTTTAAAGTCTCCTGCAAGGGGGCAGTTGAGTTTGAAATGGAGTCCTGCGGCTTCGACACAACTGGTGGCGAGTCCTCCGAAAACCTTTGCTTTCTCTTCTCTAACCTCTGTCTGGATTTCATCGTGTATGTTTCCTATAAAGTTATAGTCTATACCCCATAGTATAGCATATTCGTTAAGTAAGCACAACGCTTTTTTCATTACGATAGCACCTGCTGACTGCAACAAAGTGTTTAGTGCCGCGTGTTCTGACCGTACATAGACCCTTCTTCCATCCAAGCCATAAACATAACCTCTTCCTGCCGCCAGACTAACTCGTTCTCGTAACTTTCCAAGAGATGGCGTATTTCTAAGGAACTTGTCCTTAAGTCTCTTACCATCCTGTCTAGTTCCTCCAACGATACTTCCGATCTTGGCATCTCCTGCCCCGTAAAGGAAAGCGTATATGAAAGTCTTTGCCTGATCTCTAGTTTCAAGGCCTGAAGCCAACTGATTTGCCGTGTGAATATCTCCCGTGAGAATTTCATTTGTGTATCCCTCGTCGTTCATGTAGTGTGCTAACATTCGCAATTCCAAGCCGCTTGCGTCCATACCTACTAGTTTGTATCCCTCTGGCACAATCCAAACATCCCTGCACTCTCTGCCGTAAGGTGAGTACACCGCAGGAATTTGACCCATGTTGGGACTAGAATGTGTCATGCGGCCCGTCACTGCACCGTTGGGATTAACGTACCCATGCACCCGCCCGTTGTCCTTAACAGCCTCCAACCAACTCTGTACCTGTGCCACACGCTTCTGTATCATAAGATACTCAGCAATCAACGAGGCTTCTGGTATTCCCTTCACTGTACTTAGCACTGCCTCGTCAACGATGGCCTGTCCTGTCTCAGTGAATTGCTTAGGTTTCCAACCGTAATACTGCAGGTGTCTGCCTATCTGCTGTCGTGACCCTAGATTGAACACAGGGAAGTCTATGCGGCTGAAAGGTGCTACTGCTGTTTGCCATTGCTCACCAAGGAACTTGAGTCCCACAACAGAGAGCGTACCATCCTTCTTAATCTTAGGGGCAATCTCTTTGATAAATGTCGGTAACGGTTTGAAAACCTTATGTACTTCATCTTCAAGGTCATTCTTCTTCTCCTTTAATCTAGCTAATAAGTTGTATGACTTCTCTTGATCTAAGAGCCATCCTGTTTTGATTTGCTTGCTAATAATATGCTGTACTTGATGCTCAAGGTCAATGCTTTCAGGCTTAAAATCCTTAAGCTGTAAAAGTAATCTCTCGTACACCAACGCATTAACCTTAACATCCTGTATGCAATACTCCAACATATCAAACGAAAATACATCCCAAACATTGTGATCTCCTTTGGGGCAATTAAGTATAGTCCCCCAGTTATCTAAGGAATGACCGCCCTCTCTTGAGGGGTTTGCTAAACGAGACATCACCAGTGTGTCAGTTATTTTACACTTGCTAAAGTCTACATTCAGTAGTCTTTCCAATACAGGTATGTCGTACCCTATAAGGTTGTGACCAATCAACTCGCACTCGTCCTGCAGTTGTAACCACGTTATAAACTCTGGCAATCTGTCTCCTGACCAAGTTAGGGAGTCATTGTGTCCTATCTGTCGCACAACAATACACCACACCGTATCGGGTTCAAGGCCGTTGGCTTCAATGTCAAGTACAAACTGTTTCATCAAAACTCCGATTCTTCACCCATTGGACAGCTAGTCTCTAACATACGTCCTGAGTCCTTATCATAATAAAGGTAGCAAGCAGGGCCAGTGAGTCCAACAAACCGATTCTTGAGTACACGAACAGTTGTTGTGTTCCGTGTCTCAGGGTCTTTGTGTTGCTGATCTCGTTCAAGTCCAATAACAATGTCGCTAAGTTGCGCGATTGCCGCTGATCCTCTGAGTTCTCCCAAGCTGATCTTGCCGCCATCTTCGTGTGCCTTTGAGCCGCTAGGTCTACGCAGGTGTGATACTAGGAATAGCCCTACACCTGTCTCTTGTACTAGCTTTCTAAGGTTAGTCATAATGCTGTCGATAGCCTTACGCTCGTCACCGTTGTCCTGATCGCTAACCACGATGCTGAGGTGATCTAAGATGATCCACTTGCAGTCCAAGCCTTTAGCCATGTAACGTATACGGCCTAACAGGTTGTCCTCGCTTGTGGAACCCCAGTGATCAAACAAGAAGATACGGCCTGAGCCTAACGTTTTGTCCCAATAGCCCTTCTTCTCTTCCTTGCTGACAGTCTTGTCTAGGTGTAACTGCTTGTTAGCCTCAATGGACATGATACCCAACGCTGTCTTGGGGATGTCCTCCTCCAAGGCTAGGATGCCAATGTTGTCCTCAGTAGCACCTAGCAGGTAATGCTCAAGTTCTCTGACTATCTGAGATTTACCCATGCCAGAGCCTGACGTAATAGTGACAAGCTCTTTCCTACGGAAGCCGTGGGTCATCTCATTGAGACAGCCCCAAGGGTACAGGATGGACTTAACATCAGCCTGTTCCATTATCATGTCCCAAGTATCACTGCCTGACACAATGCCATCGGGTTGGTACGTCTTAGCGTTCCACCACTCTTTGACAAAGCCCTGCACCTTGTTAGCCTTGAGCATGTCCCCTGCGTCCTTCATAGGCAGAGTGACGTTCTTAGCTTTGTTGGGGGTGAATAAATCAAGGACTGACTTGGCCGCCTCCTGTCCTGACTTGTCATTGTCAAAGCAGATTACAACATTATCAAAGGACTCTAACCACTCAAGGTTTTCTTTAATGTCCTTTGATGCTCCGCTTGCGCCACTTCTAATGGAGACAACGGGCCACTTACCGTCGAACATTTCGTGAACTGCAAGTGCGTCTGCCTCGCCCTCTGTGATCGTAACGTACTTACCGCCACCCTTGAAAGCCTGTTGACCGAACAACCCAACATTGCCAAACTCCCCTGTCGCATAAAAACCCTTGTTGTCCACAATGCGAACCTTAGTACCCGTAGGTGTACCTGAGTCCTTGTCGTGGTATGGATAGTGGTGCTTGACAATTTGCCCCTGTGCGCTGTACTCAACCGTCACACCATACTTCTGTGCTATTGATTGACTGATACGCCTGTCAGGGATTGCCGCTACTACTCCTGTCATCTCTAATCGCCTCGCTCTACTTGGTGTTACATTTATAACCTGACCCGTACCTCTCTCGTAGTGGTCACAACCGCCTGTAAAACAAACGGCATGACCATCGGAGTACCTTGCTAGGTTGTCCTGTGAGCCACACGCAGGGCATGGCTCATGTTTAACAAAGGTGGAGGACACTACTAAAACTCCCCTCCGCTAGTGTCTTCCGCTACCTCTAAGACCTTGATCTTGTTCAGGTAGGTTGATACACCATGCACAGGATGCTCTTGACCCTCAGCGTATAACACACGCACCTTAGACCCTCGACCTATTCGACCCTTGAAGGGTGAACCCTCAGCGTCCAAGACAGGCACATCATACTTGGTGCTAAACTTGCGCTGTTTGACTCCTTCATACTCTCGCATCTTGACACCCTTGGACGAGAGATCATCCGCGGTGGTATCGTCTACAGACAACACGACAGAGAATTTACCAGTTGATTGGCCCTGATACATTTCATGTTCATCAAGATTCTCAAACGCTAATAAACCTTCTAATACTGCCATAACTACTTCCTCTAGTGGTTGTGATCCATACCTTAGGATCGTTTGGTTAATACTATAATTATATATTAAAATTTTTCCCTTTAATACATAAGTATAGTATAACATGAATTAGGGCATAACCTCAATCATTTAAAGTTATACCCATTATTCATATAATAAATACCTAACCCTCCAAGTCTGCTAAAAATTCAAACGGGTTGTCTATACTTTCAAGAATCGTATGCATAGGGCTGTCTTCTCTTAATGCCTCCGTGGACGCATTAAGGCAGTTTGAACACAACTCCGAAAAGTCCCCCGTAACTCTGTCAATACGCTTAAGCTCGTATTCGTTCATAATCACATCGCACGCTTTGCATCTACTCATAATGTCACCTCCTCTAAATCTCCATCAAACAAGCCTTCTGAAAGGTGTTCGCAGTCACGATCAGGTGCGTTGTAAAGCTGAACGTTGCCCTTATTGTCAGTTAAGGGTTCACCGTCTTCGCCTATTTTGTAGAACGTAAGTTCCCATACCGCTATTGAATGTTTCATTTGAACACCTCGTTATATTTGTTTGTCATATTCTCATATGAATTATTATAATACTCGTCCGTCATTTGCTTGGTCACCCTCGCCATTAGCTCAGAAAGGGGCATACAGTAAACTTGGTACTCTATTAACTCATTGACCATGTTCTGAGCTTCTGGCTCTATCCACTCACTAGGCTCGTATTCATAGCCTATTAGTTCCTCTTTTATTTTACTCATAATCCTCTAGTTCCTCAGTAGTGTAGACATAACCAAAAGTAATAGTCAGCAGTGGTAATAATATCACGGTTCCGTTAAAGGGTAAAGCGGTAACTTCACCACTATCTGAATTATATACCCATACAGGCCGACTATCCGCAAATTCTATATCTATACCCGTGCCGTTCCTATATTCAATATTCAGCGTATTTTTACCTATTCGCCAACTAAACATTTTCTACCTCCATTAACATTGCTTTAGCTTTGAGTGACGCAATGGCCGCGTCTATCTCCCATTTCTGCATAGGTTCATACTCGTATGCATCGGGCAACTCTTGGGTGTCGTGTAGGTCGTCACCGTGGAGCCAGTCCCGTGCATCGTCATCCCAACCACTCATAAGTCACCCCCAAGAACTACAACTGCCATTGTGTACAATATAAGGGCTACTACAGCCGTTCCAACGCTTAAGAGTCCCCACCCTACCACATCGACTATAAACGTCTTACGTGCGTCTCTGTGAGCTTCTTGCTTGTTCATCAATATCTTTGCTTTATTCATTTTTTATTCCTTTTGTCGTGTTTTTCTTGGATAATTTGCTCTGACTCCCATACTGCATAGAGTCCAGAAGCTACTAATAGTATACTCATTACTGCCATTATTCAACCCCGTCTATGATTTAAATAGCGGCCAATACGGATAACCTTGTGTGCTTTAGCTACTGGCATTCCGTAGTATTCCGCGAATCGCTCAACGGTCAAAAAGTTATTGAACCAATCAAGGTAGAGCGTTTCTATTTTGTTTTTCATATTATCCCCCCACTGCTATTATATCATTAAATTCTAGCACGTTTGCACTAGTCACAAAGAACGAATCAGACCGTAGATTGTCGCTTGCGCGCTCCTTTTTGTTGCTACCCTTGCGCGTCAGTGTTCCGACCACGTTATCATCTAGGTGGCGTAGGTCTGTAGTGTCGAATGATTTTAGACTATGGTTAATCTGTAGCCCATCATCCGCTAAACCTTTGGTATTGTATGCCATAGCAATACGATACTCTGCGCCCACCGCTTTACGTAGAGCGGCTTTGCTTTGCACACTAAACATACTACCGCTGAAGGTCAGGTCAAAGTTTGGCAGTGTGTTCTTGCGTACCCTGCTTAAAATTTTGGTGTAGTCATAGAACATGGAATCAGGTCGTTGTACCATGATAGCAGTGAAGTCTAGATCGCTAGTGCCGTTTAGTCTGAATAGCGCAGGTATGCCAGTTTTTAACGCTTTGCGTTCCGCTTTATCTATCTCTGATAGCATAGCACTCTCAAACATAGCAGGACGTAATAACATTAATACGGTGCGTTTGGTGGCCGCATTCTGACCGACCGACATACCTAGTTGGCCGCTAGATATCAAACAAGGTGCCTTGCATCCTGCTAGATCAGCAAAGCTACAAAGTGTTTCCGTGGCTACTTTGTCCGCGGGTTGGAGATACATAACATACGTATCGTATTTATCGGCACCTTTCTCAACCTTTAGACTGCTACCGAAAAACCTCATAGGTTTATTGATGTAGTCTAAATTGTCAATGCACCACTGTTTGGCCGTTGAATTGATCAACGTGGTTTCTTGTATCTCTGTTAATGTAATCATATCTATATACCTATGGTTTAAATTGACTTGCTAATGACTGCCAGTGTATACGACAGTCATAGGTAAATCAATTATGCAAAGTAGTTGTCATTTAGTTTAAGCATGTACGACCCGTTACTGTGGGGCATTGCCATCATAACTTCGGTATCGTCATCGTCTATTGCCTTGACCCATCCATCGCTATCAGTGACAGTGAAACCTCCCGCCTTTAATTGCTTAACTAAGGTATTAACCTCTCGCTTGTTTTTCATAAACTTGACCATGCTATGCTACCTCCCGTAATCTATTTCGTTCTCTTTGTCTAACGTCACATAATATACCTAATAATCTACTCGCTGATTCCTGTGCTTTGCGCGGAAAGGTATCGGAAACCATATCTTCAATTGCTAACATACATTCAAACTGAGCATCAGCAAAGCTCTGTGCGCGTAGCTTAGTTGATTTGTCGTTATAGTCTGCCTTTGCTATCCGATCCCAGTGGCACCGTTCCTCGCAATGGTTGGTGTAGTGTGTTTCCGCGATTGTCATATATTCATTGTATGTCATACCTATATACCTTTAGTTGATAATGATTCTTATTTACAAGGGTTTCTTTCCCTTGTCTCTTGCACCCATTATAGGGCCTGATCAGCTACATGCTAATGCTTTGTGTGCATGACTTTAGTAAACTATATGCATCCAGTGCATGACTGCAGTATACCTTTTATCATGCGCGCCCGCGTGCGAATACCACAGATCAAAACCAATGTCAACACTTGTTTTTCACTAGCATACTGCGTGGATGATGTCAACACCTGAATTCTCAGGTAGGGTCTATAGGTATCCACAAGCACACTCACACTCCCGTTGTCAAACATAAGCTCGACCCAAAGGTTGCCGACAGTCACCCATGCAATACCCGTGCCAACTTGTGGCCCTATGGCCCTGTGGATAACTCATGTATAACCTGTGGATAACTTATGCACAGGCCATGTATAACTCATGTATAACTTATGTATAACCTGTGGATAACTTCGGGGGCGGGGGGGCCGCAGGGCTTCTCAAGATTGTTACAGTACCCGCTTGTATACAAAAAAGGTGAAATTAGGAAAAAGGAATAGTATACATATGTATCCATAAGTCATTGATTTACATAAGGAAACACAGGTCGGCCCTTAGGGTGAGACACAAGCAAATAAAGGGCAACATAAGTTGACACACAAGTAGCCTGATTGGTCATTAATAGTTAGTAATTAGTTAAAATAAAGCTTGACTTTTGATTCAGGATATGCTATAATATTCCTATGAAGTAAAGGATTTCAGAGACGCCCTTAAGTATCCTTAAGTAAGCTTTAAGTAGGTTATTAATTATTAAATTAAAGAATATTCTAAAGTTTACTTAAGTATCCTTAAGTACATAAGGGGAAATACCTTGAGTAAAGAAGAAGAAGAAGAAAAAGTAGAGTCAGTCTCCTCCGCGAAGCGGAAAGGCCGCCCTAAGAAATCAGATGTTGTGTCAAGAAAGAAAGGCACTACTGGTTTAACCAGAGGTAGGCCGAAGGGTGATGCGGCAATCATCAACGAGTACAAAAGTCGGATGTTGACATCCCCTAAGTCTCGTAAAGTGTTAGAGTCAATCTTTGATGCGGCCCTAAACGATGATCATAAGAACCAAGCCGCGGCATGGAAGTTAGTCATGGATCGAATCCTCCCGACTGCTGTCTTTGAAAAGGACGTAGTTAAAGGGGCAGGTAGGTCAGCTATTCAAATAAACATTACAGGTGTTGGCGGTGACACTACTGTTGTATCCGCAGGTGATGATGATATAGAAGGAGACTATATAGATGGCTAAGTATTTTTCCAGAGAAGAATTTGCCTGTCAGTACACAGGTGAGAATGAAATTAAAGATGAGTTCATAGAACGATTGGATGAACTGCGGGAGGCTTGTGGTTTCCCGTTTGTAATCACTAGCGGTTATCGCTCCCCTTCACATCCTATAGAGGCTAAGAAAAAAATTGCAGGACAACATTCAAAAGGTAACGCGGCAGACATTAGAGTCACAGACGGCATACAACGGTTTAAACTTGTGGAGAAAGCGATTGCGCTTGGGTTCACAGGAGTTGGAGTCGCTAGTTCTTTTATCCATGTTGACACCCGTGATTTACACGATGATGGTCTTAGCCCAGTAATGTGGACTTATTAATATGGCTAAATTTTCATGTGGTCTTCATCCAACAGCCAACACGGAAACAACCGTATTAACGGTTCCTTTAAAGCATATAGCTATTGTTTCATTGGTTTACTTATCGAACCATACAGGAAACAATAAAACGTGTGATTTATATTGGGAACACGCACATAACACCGCTCACGATATTTATCTTGTTGATGGTAAGACTTTTGCAACTACAGAAATATTGAGCTTGGATCAGATTGAAATAGTTTTACAGGAAAATGATAAAATTAAAGTAAAAACAGAAGCAGGTAGTGACTTTTCAGTAATAGTTACTTTTGATTTACAGTTGGCTCCTGCTACGACTTTTAATTTTAATGACTGAGCTTAATGTATCGCTACTGCCGTGGCAACAAAAAGTCTTTAATGATAACACTAGATTTAAAGTCATAGCCGCAGGTAGGCGTACAGGCAAAAGTAGGTTAGCCGCTTGGATGCTAATCATTAGAGCCTTACAAGCCGAACGTGGACATGTGTTCTACGTTGCCCCTACACAGGGACAGGCTAGGGACATTATGTGGCAAGTCTTGCTAGAGATAGGTCATCCTGTCATAGCCTCTAGCCACGTAAACAATCTACAAATGAAATTAGTCAACGGTGCAACCATAGCCCTTAAGGGTGCTGACAGACCAGAAACCATGCGTGGTGTTAGTCTTAGGTTCTTGGTTATGGATGAGTACGCTGACATGAAGCCTGAGGTATGGGAGCAGATACTACGTCCTGCCTTGGCTGACCAAAAGGGTGATGCACTGTTCATTGGTACGCCAATGGGTCGTAATCACTTCTATGATTTATATACATACGCTTGTGTGTCCGACGATGCTACGTTTGTAGGTTATCATTTCACAAGCTACGATAACCCATTGCTAGACCCTGAGGAAATAGAAGCGGCTAAGAAATCAATGTCGGCCTTTTCCTTTCGTCAGGAGTTCATGGCATCCTTTGAGGCTCAAGGTAGTGAATTATTCAAAGAAGAGTATATTAAATTTTCTGAGGAAGAGCCTGAACAAGGTCAGTTTTACATTGCGGTTGACTTGGCGGGTTTTGCGGATGTCGCTAAAGTTACAACGAAGACAAAAAGACTTGACCAAACGGCTATCTCAGTGGTTAAAGCAAGTGAAGAAGGTTGGTGGGTTGCTAATATTATACATGGGCGTTGGGGTGTCGAAGAGACTGCCCGAAGAATCTTCCAAGCAGTCAGAGACTACCAACCAGTAGCTGTAGGTATAGAGAAGGGAGCTTTGAAGAACGCTGTACTTCCTTACCTAAACGACCAAATGAAGAAAAACCAACGATTCTTTAGGGTGGACGCACTTACCCACGGTAATAAAAAGAAGACGGACAGGATTGTTTGGGCCTTACAAGGAAGGTTTGAGCATGGTACTATCTCTTTGAATAAAGGAGAATGGAACAGTCAGTTCCTTGATGAGTTATTTCAATTTCCTAACCAATTAGTCCACGATGACTTAATTGATTCTTTGTCTTACATAGATCAATTAGCAAACATAGCTTACACATCGGACTTTGAGGAAGAGGAGTATCAACTATTAGACGCATACGCAGGGTATTAATATGTTTAATGAAGAAAAAGATCAGTTTTCAATAGAACAAACATTGGAAGGATGGGTTTCTACCAAATGCCGCGGATGGCGTGATCATTTTGAAAGTAACTATTCACAGAAGTTTGATGAGTACTATCGGTTGTGGAGAGGACAGTGGTCTTCCTCAGACAGAACTAGAGAGTCAGAGCGTTCTCGTATTGTTAGCCCTGCTTTACAACAAGCAGTAGAGTCATCAGTAGCGGAATTAGAGGAAGCAACCTTTGGTCGTGGCCGTTGGTTTGATATTGAGGACGATGTAAACGATAGAGAGAAGCAAGACATAGCACTTCTTAGGGAAACTTTGTTTAAAGAGTTTAAAAAGAACAGAGTTCGTAAGGGTGTCGCTGAGTGCTTGCTAAATGCCGCTGTGTTTGGCACAGGCATTGCAGAGATTGTACTTGAGGAAGAAAAAGAGATGGCTCCTGCTACTCAGCCTGTTATGGGTGGTGAGCTAACAGCAGTCGGTGTTAACATAACTGAAAAAACTTGTGTTAAACTACGTCCAGTAATGCCTCAAAACTTTCTTATTGACCCTTTAGCTACTTCCATAGAGGAAGCACTTGGTTGTGCTGTTGATGAGTTTGTTTCTGGACACCTTATTGAGCAATTACAAGAAAAAGGTATTTACAGGGACATTCCTGTATCCTCAGCTTCTCCTGATTTTGATATAGAGCCAGATCAAGACTTAGTTTCTAACGATGACGGTAAAGTACGTCTTACTAAGTACTACGGTCTTGTCCCTAGATATCTTTTAGAGGAAGCTCAGAAAGAATCTGAAGCAGAGGAAGTTGCAAAGCTAGTTGAGGACGATGAGAAAGAAACTTATTACGTAGAAGCTATTGTTGTTATTGCTAATGACGGTACTTTGTTAAAAGCGGAAGCTAATCCGTACATGATGGGAGATCGGCCTATCGTAGCATTCCCTTGGGATGTCGTTCCTAGCCGTTTCTGGGGCAGAGGGGTATGTGAGAAAGGGTATAACTCTCAAAAGGCGTTAGACGCAGAACTACGCGCTAGAATCGACGCTCTTGCCCTTACGATACACCCTATGTTGGCAATGGACGCTACACGTATGCCTAGAGGTGCTAAACCTGAAGTACGTGCAGGTAAGGTTATCTTAACTAACGGGTCTCCTAGTGAAGTTATACAACCATTTAACTTTGGCAATGTGAGTCAAATCAGCTTTGCACAGGCTGACGCTTTACAACGCATGGTACAGACAGCCACAGGTGCTGTAGATTCAGCGGGTATTGCAGGATCAATTAACGGTGAGTCCACTGCCGCAGGTATTTCCATGAGCTTAGGAGCTATCATTAAGCGACATAAGCGGACTTTGATTAATTTCCAAGAAGCATTCCTAATACCTTTTGTAACTAAAGCCGCACACCGATATATGCAGTTTAATCCTGAACTATATCCTGTTGCTGACTACAAGTTCCATACTTCAAGCTCCTTAGGCATTATTGCCCGTGAGTACGAAGTCACACAGCTTGTACAGTTGTTACAAACCATGTCCCCCGATACTCCAATGTACTCACAGCTTATCATGTCTATTATTGATAACATGAACGTAGGTAATCGTGAGGAACTTATAGCGGCCCTTGAAAAAGCTAACGAGCCTAATCCAGAAGCACAGCAAGCGCAACAAGCAACTCAGGAATCACAGTTGGCGTTCCAAGCGTCACAGACTGCGGCATTGCAAGGACAAGCTGTTGAGTCACAAGCACGGGCGCAGAAGCTTACTACTGAGGCTCAAGCTATTCCTCAAGAGTTAGAAATTGACAGGATCAAAGCTGTCACTACTAACATTAGAGAAGGTAGTGAAGATGACCGTGAGTTTGAACGTAGGCTTAAGGTTTCCGAACAGTTATTGAAGGAAAGGGAAGTTGCAATGAAAGAAAACTCTGTTGCTCGTCCAATATCTCCTTCTCAACCACCTCAAGGAATGCAATAATGGTTAGTAATAGAGAACTGGAAAACGTAGTTTCTCAAGTAAATGCAAAGTTTGAGGAGCTTTTTAATAAACTTGCACAGTTAGAAAACCAAATAGCTGACAATGTAGGAGCTAAAGATGGCAACGCCAAGAAAAGGAAAAGCAAAGGTTAAAGTAACGTCTAGCGGTAAGAAGGTAAGCTACGGACAAGCAGGTAACGCTAAAGGAGGTGGCCCTAGAGTACGTGCAGGTACTTCTAAAGGCGATGCTTACTGCGCTAGGAGCTTAGGTATTAAAAAAGGATTGCCAAAGAAAAAACAAAACGATCCTAATACGCCTAACAATCTTTCCCGTAAGCGTTGGAAATGTTCAGGAGCTAAGTCTAAAAAATAAATAAAAACCACTACAGTAAGGAAAAAATTATGTCATACGGTAAAAGTTCATACAGTCCTAAAGTAGTCCGACCACCCGCAAAGAAGAAGAAAGTAGCACCTAAAAAGAAACCAGTTAAGAAGGCGAAATAGTTATGGCTAAGAAAGTTAAGCCAAAAGCTAAACCCGCGGCTAAACGCGCACGGTCTATGCCCTTAAGTGACTCACAAGCTAAAGCGGCTATACAGGCCCTTAGAAACGATGCAGGGGCTAAGACTTACAGAAAAAACAAAGCTAAAGCTAAGAAGAAATAATATGGCAGTTAAAAAGTCTACAGTCAATAAAGCAGGTAACTATACTAAGCCTACTATGCGTAAAAACTTGTTTAATAAAATTAAAGCAGGTACTAAAGGCGGTAAGGCAGGACAATGGTCTGCAAGGAAAGCTCAGATGCTTGCAAAGGACTACAAAGCTAATGGTGGAGGTTACAAATGAAAGGTGTTAAACATTATAAAAAAGATGGCACAGAGCATAAAGGCTCTAGTCACAAGATGCCTGACGGTTCTTTGCACACTAACAAGTCCCATACTAAGACAAGCGTAAAGTTATTTCATTTAAAGGACTTGTCAGCCAAAGCAAAAATTAAGGCGAAGAAGTAATGTCGCTTAAAAAATCTCAGAAAAGTTTAAAAAAGTGGACAAAAGAAGAGTGGGGGACTAAATCAGGTAAACCCAGTACCCAAGGTTCTAAAGCTACAGGTGAAAGATATTTACCTAAAAAAGCAAGACAAGCTTTATCAACCAAAGAATACGCCACTACGTCCAGAAAGAAAAAAGCTGACACCGCTAAAGGAAAACAAGTTAGCAAACAGCCTAAAAAGATTGCTAAAAAAACAGCAAGATATAGAAAATAACTCTTGACATTCTCTTAAAAATATGCTATAATATAACTATACTATGTATTTAGTATTTTTTTAATTTAAACTGTCCTAAAGGAGAAACAGTTAATGAATGACCAAGAACTTGAAAAATTCTATCGTGCTTATGAGGAAATGTTCAGGACTGAGGGTTGGAAAAACCTGATGGAAGACCTTGCTCAAAACGCATTGCAGTTTAATTCAATAGAAGCCTGTAAAGATGATAAAGACCTTTATTTTCGTAAAGGACAAATCTCAATGGTGGCTAACCTGTTGAACCTTAAAGATCAAATTGAAACAGCCAAAGAACAAGTCGAAGAAGATCAATTTCCGTTAGACAATGAAGAGTAATCTAAATTGGCTATTATAATTGACTTCCGATGCAAAAACGGACATACTACTGAAAAGTTTATAGATTCTAAAACTACTGAGATAGAGTGTCCTGAGTGTTCGTTAATGGCTAGTAGAATAATCTCTCCAGTTCGTAGTCTTTTAGACCCTATTTCAGGTGACTTTGCAGGTGCTACCATGAAATGGGCGAGAGATCGCGAAAAGAAGATTAAAAAAGAGCGTAAGGAAAACTCCTAACCGAACCCTTACATATAATACACCTCCATAATGAGATTACTCACGGAGTTTAATAATGGCAAGAATAATTGAAGAGCGTCAACTGATAGATGATACAACTGAAACAGATACGATAACTGACATCACAGAACAAGAGACTCCAGTAGAGCAACCTCTTGTAGATGATCAACCTACACAAGAACTTCCTGATAAATATAAAGGTAAGAGTACAGCGGATATTGTGCGTATGCACCAAGAAGCTGAGAAACTCTTAGGTAAACAAAGTTCTGAAGTAGGTGAGTTACGTCAAGTTGTTGACGACTATATCCAGACACAACTCTCGCCCACAGAAGCACCGCAACAAAATTCTGAAGACGAAATAGATTTTTTCTCTGATCCCGACAAGGCAGTCGAAAGAGCTATTAGCAATCATCCTAAGATTAAAGAAGCAGAGCAAGTATCTGCTCAGTATAAACAAAATGCGGCTATGTCCGAACTTCAAAACAGACATCCTGATATGAAGGATATTTTGGAGGACGGTAAGTTCGTAGATTGGATCAAAGGATCAAAGATTCGCACACAGCTTTTTGCACAGGCAGATCAGCAGTATGATTACGAGGCCGCAGATGAACTTTTCAACAACTGGAAAGAACGTCAGCAGGTAGTAGGGCAAACTGTCGCTAATGAGAAACAACAACGCAAAGACACTATTAAGGCCGCATCTACAGGAAATGCTAGAGGAAGCGGAGAGCAGTCAGCAAAGAAAATCTATAGGCGTTCAGACATTATTAAACTTATGAAAACCGATCCTGAACGATACTTGTCATTATCCGATGAGATTATGCAAGCATATCAAGAGGGAAGAGTTCGACAATAAATAATCTTATAATTTAAGGAAGTATTATCATGGGTACATCAACATATCCCGCCCCAGGCGGTTTTGTAGGAAAGAGTGACACAGCTACGTTCATCCCCGATATTTGGAGTGACGAAGTTGTTGCCGCATATCAAAAAAGCTTAGTTTTGGCAAACCTAGTTAAGAAGATCAGCATGACAGGAAAGAAAGGCGATGTTCTACACATCCCTAAGCCTGTTCGTGGCACTGCTTCCGCTAAAGCTGAGAACACCGCAGTAACTGTACAGAACGCTACTGAGCTTGACGTACAGGTAACAATCAACAGCCACTTTGAATATTCTCGTATGATCGAAGATATTGTTGAAGTACAAGGTCTAGCTTCTCTACGTCAGTTCTACACTGGTGACGCAGGTTATGCGCTAGCTAAGCAGGTTGACGACGACTTGTTCCAGTTGGGCAAGTACTTTGGTGACGACAACGGTTCTGGTTCTGATTGGATTCACAGCAATAGCTACAACTTTTCAGGTGAAACTGGTATCGAATCTTATGCCGCTGACTCTGTTGCCGCAGGTGACGTATTTAACGATGCAGGTTTCCGTGCCGCTATTCAGGTACTTGACGATGCAGACGTTCCTATGGACAACCGTTGTTTTGTTGTTCCTCCTTCTCTACGTAACTCTATCATGGGCATTGATCGTTATATGTCTTCTGATTTTGTAGACGGACGAGGCGTTAAGAATGGTCAGATTGGCAACTTGTACGGCATTGACGTATTTGTTTCTTCTAACTGCCCAATCATCGAAACTGCCGCACAGAACAGTGCAGGTGGAGACGTTAAAGCCGCTCTCTTGGTACATCAAGATGCAATGGTAATGGCTGAGCAACAAGGTATTCGTTCTCAGACTCAGTACAAGCAGGAGTTCTTGGGAACTCTATATACTGCTGATACTCTGTACGGTGTTAAAGCACTTCGTCCAGAAGCAGGTGTTGTATTGGCTGTTAATGGCTAAGTAGTAAACTAGGGACTCCTCTATACGGGGAGTCTCTTTTTATTTTTTTTTTAGTTTTATTTTTATTTTTTTTATTAAGCTGAGGAACAACAATGGCATTATTTAGAGGCTCAGGAGGTTCAGGAATTTCCGATGTAGGGCCGATCATATCACTGACCCTTCCTTTAGAGACAGAGAGAGCAAATAAGTATTTAGCTTTTGATGCTACGGGGGAGCCTATTGCTGTTGTTAGTACGCAAGGAGACAATTTAGAAAAGACTTTAGTGGTGGGAAACACTACTAGTGGGACTGATATTGCTGTAAGTGCAGGTGATGACATAACTTTTACTGATACTTCAAAGGCCATATTTGGAAATTCTCAGGATTTACAAATCTACCATGATGGTAGTAGCAGTCGTATTTCAGAAAATGGGACTGGCGATTTACTCATCCTAGGAACTAACTTAACTTTAGTTGATACCACAACTGGCGAAAACTTCTTAACTGCAATATCAAATGGCGCTGTGAAGTTATTTTACAACGGCTCGCCTCGCCTTGAAACTAGCTCCAGTGGCCTAACGGTGACAGGTGACATAGGAATATACAATGG